CCGGTCTCGTGGGCTCGGAGATGTGTATAAGAGACAGCCCTATATCCATCACGGTTCGTCGTGCTATATTTCAAGGGCTGGTATTCGGGACATATCACGCAGTTGTAGAATTCATCATAGACATACTTCCACCACTCGTGTCCATTCTTCATGGTCTGCGGGCGGTAACGGAGGTGTGGACTTCCCTTCCCTTTTGATGGCCTGATGTGTAAAGGAATTGCACTATACAAGAAATGGCAGAGGACATACGTCCTCTGCCGTTGTTTTTTAGCGGCGGCTGGCGGATACGGTCCGCCCTCAAAGCCGCTGATTCTTTTCGATGTCCAGAAAATACTTGTAGGTATCCACGGTCAGCTCGCCGCAGGCCGCCTCGTCGCAGGCGATGATGGCGCCGTTGTGCATCTGAAGGGTGGAGCAGGTCCACTTCTGGCTTACGCCGCCCTCCACCGTCGCCGCCAGCGCCCGGGCCTTATTGTGCCCGTTGATGAGGATCAAGACCTCTTTGGAATCCGTCACCGTGCCGACGCCTACAGACAGGGCCTGAGCGGGGACCTTTTCCGGATCGTTGCCGAAGAAGCGGCTGTTTACGATGCGGGTATCCGTTGTGAGATCCCGCACGCCGGTGCGGGAGGCGAGGCTGGTATACGGCTCATTGAACGCGATATGGCCGTCCACGCCGATGCCGCCCAGAAAGAGGTCGATGCCGCCGTAGGAGGCGATCTTTTCTTCATAGCGGGCGCACTCTCCCTCCGGATCGTCCGTCATGCCGTTGAGAATGTTGATGTTTTCCGGCTTCATGTCTGTGAGATGGTTGAAAAAGTTGTTGTGCATGAAGTACCAGTAGCTCTGGTCATGCTCCTGGGGCAGGCCCAGATACTCGTCCATATTGAACGTGACCACGTTGGCAAAGGACAGCTCCCCCGCCCGGTTCTGCCGGACAAGCTCCTGATAAACGCCGATGGGAGAAGAGCCGGTGGGCAGGCCGAGGACAAAGGGACGGTCCTCCCCGTGCGCCTTGATCCTGGCGGCGATATAGTCCGCCGCCCACTTGCACATCTTCCGGTAATCCTCCTGAATCACTACACGCATAGCGTCTCTCTCTTTCTGCGGCGGCTGCCGCGGCACGGCATGGGATCTCCTGTTCCGCTTCTTCCGAGAGAGAAGCAGACGGGCCGTGCGGTCTCGACTTTTATAGGTTAAATTTTATTATATACCTGAACGGGGAACTTTTCAAGGCCGCCGGACTTTTTCGACATGCTGAACAGGGTGGCAGCTTGACACCCTGTTTTTTTGCACCTTGGTTTGGCCATAAAAAATTTTTTCAAGTTTTTCGAAAAATAAGTTCGCTTTCGGGCCTTGAATGTTGTAGTAGGGGGGTGAGAGGGTCACACGCCCTCCATGTACCTTGAAAACCAAATGAGCGTGACATTAAAGGCTCCGTTGATTCGCCGCAGACCATTGAGTTCTATTTCAACTTCATTGGCAAGTTCGAGGCACCGGCCACGGAGCAAGGGCCGACGCCGGAGGAGATTCTGCTGATGGAGAAACGGCAGAAAATTCGGGAGAAACGGCACGAGGCATATCTTCGCAGGAAGTCAACAGGCTGGCAGGCCACTTACTACTGGAAAAATAAGCGGGCACGGAAAGAAAAAATGGATGCAGCCAAGGAGGCCATACGTGCCGAGGATCAGGCAAAGGGCATCTATTATCACCCAAAACAAAGGAAGGAGCAGAAGGATGAAGAAGAACTTATCGCTGTGGACGCATGATGAAAACGGACTGGATTACTGCCGTTTGTGGCAGTCAGAGCATTGACGATAGTAGACATTCCACGGTCATGCGTGAATGATTTCATTCAATCTTAACACAAGTACAATTCAATGCGATTTTGAGAACCGTCTGCCAGCTATGGTGGGCGGTTTTCACATACATAGGCAACGCAATTCCGTGGTGCCTAAAGTTTATTTTTGGATCATAAGGAGGACAAAAAGATGTTTAATGCAAGACAGCTGATGATTTTCTATTTCTACGGCACGTGCAATCAGAAGGCAACGATAATTCAGTTTCAGAAGCTGAAAGAGAAAGCAAAAACAGAAGAGCCGAAGAAGGACATTCAGGATCTGATCGATTTTGTTGCAGAATACAAAGATCCAGACAACTACAGGTGGTTTTTCTGGGAGTCATGGCTTGATGTTGACATGCACCGTGCAGAAGGTGAGAACAGCTTCATAGATGCAATGAAAAGCCAGTTAGAGGATATGGCGATGGAGGCTATGATGGATTTGTCTTGTCTTGGCTATTGTCTTGGCTTGTAATAAGATTAAATATATGATACATTGCAGTATTGCATGATTTTCAACGGTTTTATAAATTGGAATCATATACCGTAAAGGAAATCGACCAATATCTCTGGCAATTAGGAAAGGCGAATTTTCCCAAGAAATACTGACGGTGCGTGTATGGCAAGCGTAAAAAGAGGGCAAAGCGCCTAAACGGGGGAGACGTTCACTTTGTCAAAATAACCGTCAAAATAACCCCCCCTCCCTGGCTCGCCCTTCCCTTAATTGCACAAAAATATCAATTTGATTATTTACTAAAGATTTCGGCCTAGTTCTAGGCTAAATGCACAAATGTGCACGAAACCAAGAATAAACTTCTATTTTAGTTTACCATTAAATTTTAGGCTTTATTATCAATTATTTTTTAGGACGGGGTTCTCCTACTAAACATTTTATCTTGAAATACTGCATACGTTCTAGACATGTACAACAACTTCTACTATGACACGCAAAGTGACCTTTGGTGTCACTCAGCACAGTTAACATCAAGAGAGTAACTGTGCTGAGTGTACGCCTAATGTAAATGGACGTACAGTCGGAGAGCCACGGCGTTTAGACCGTGGCACTCTTTTTGGCGGCTCACGCCGCTTATTTTTTAGAAAAAATTGTTTCGATTGTTTTACAGGCTACAGCAATGCTTACCATACAACAAATGGAACAGATAATATTACTCATTATCTTCCTCCTGATAATAAAGTCGGGAATGACGTTTAAACCATGTACCAGCATACCAAAGGCAACGACAAACGAGCCAATAAGGCAACACAGCCACAATTAAAACAATCAATTCCATAATAAACCTCATTTCTTTTTGAATCCGGACAAAATTCCACCAATAAGAGCTTGTGACAAATCACCAAAATTAGACTTATCTAAAGTACCATTACGATAATCCTGATATTTAGATTTAGAAGCATCAGCAAAAGACTGACCTTTAGCAGAAGAAGGAGAACCAGAGCCAGAATCACCGAAAAGAGCACCAAAAACACCATCAGCCAAATTGCCAATCATACCATACTTTGTATGATCGGTAGCATACTGAGAAGCAGCTAAAGACTGTTCAGCGGCGTAACGGGTAGCACCGGCATGAATGCCAGCTTGCTTAATACCAGCGGCAGCAGAAATCTGAGCAACAATATGCTCCATAGCGGTATACTTGTCTGCAACGGCTTCCTGTGTACGAGCGTTTATATTTGCACTCTGTAGCGCCGTCTGAGCGCTCAGGATGCTTCCGAGCAGGTTGGCTATAGCTCCACTCGTAGAAGTGTCTGCATCGGCCTTAGAGCCGCTCCCAAGGGACGCTGAAGCGGTCGCACCAGAACCAACAGCGGCGCCGTTGCCATTCATAGCAGAAAGAACCGGGTTAAGACCTGCGGCCATAAGGTCACGAACTTCTCTTTGATGGGCAGTGTTAGACATAATTTCTTGCCAAGAACGATTTTTAGCGGCCTCAGCAGAGTTAAACTGCATCTGCTTAGCAGTCATGCTCTCCGTCCAATCTCTCTGAAGCCTAGCCTGTTCTGCATTAAAAGCAGAATTAGCTTGTGCAACACCTTTCAAACCGGCAATCTGATCTGCAGCACGGTTGACAGCCGGAGCGGCTCCAACACCATCCATTTCGTAAGCGGAAGTAGTGGTACCAAATGCCATTATAACAACTCCTTTCAGAAAAAACAAGAGGGGGCAAAAGCCCCCTCTATAAATCAGTGATGATCAATCAGGCCGGGGACGCTATACATGGGCATAGGCCGGGTACAATAGTTCTTCACGTAGATATCAGCGAAAAACTGATTAGATACACTACTTGACACAGCCAAAACACGATCAAGGGTAGATTTGTCCTCTTTAATCCATGCATCCGAGAGAGTAGGCAACTGCTTGTAATCATCAGCCAAGTGCCATACATCAAGGCTTTGAGCATACGCAGACCTCATTTCACCGGTAACCATATTAGGCTTATAGCGGTATTCAGCCCAAGCCTCTTGATAACCAAAAACTTCATTATCCTTGTCATTACCTTGAGCAAAGATTTCCTTGTTCTTGATAGCCTGTTCACCAATGTTAGCAAAAACGGGCCAATAATAATCAAACTTATCCTTGCGAGACCAAAGACGGTTTAAACCCTGCTGATAGGTATGATCATACCGGGCAACCATAACGCCAATAATGAAGCCATGCTCTGTAAAGGACTTCGTGAAATCGGAATGTTTATCCGTGGTGAGAGACTGACCAACAACAGTACCTTGGGGAGTGCCAGAAGATTCAGTACCAGACTGCTGCACAATCTGATTGACGTTGATAGGTACACGGTTACCGCCAAGATATTCGGGACGCTGTAAGCGAGCATCGGGAGACGTCACGCCAAAGAAAGAACGTACAACTTCAGTATAACGAGAACCACCACGGGCCTGCTGTTCATAGAATTTCTGAATCTGGAAAGCAAGTCGCAACTGATTAATAGTAGCGGAAGCGGCAAAACCATCGGCAACAGCCCAAAGGTTAGCAGGGGCAATGTCCCAACCTGCGCTAGCACCTTCCGAAACAGTCATAGAACCGGAAAAATACTTAGAATCAAAGCCACCGCTACGAGGTTTTTGACCAACAGCAATACCTAAACCGTCAAGCAAAGAAAAACCCGATCCATCTAATTTTTGCCAAGCAACAGAAGCCTTAGACTTACTAGAATCGACATATTGATCAAGAGAGACAACCGGATAACTACCAGCCTGTGCAACAGGAATCGTTACATCCGGGCCTTTCTGCGGAGAGGGAAGCGCAGAGGTAAAATAATCATGATACTTACAAGCAACAAAAGGCTTACCGCCTTTTGCTACATCTGTCACGAGTGTACCAGTATTCACACCTGCGACCGTAGAATCATCGGTCGGAACAACAAGAGGGTCTTGCAAGTTTTGATCACGGAACCACTCATTCATAATTAGGGCGTAGGCACGGAAGGGAAGAGCAGACACAGAGAGACCAGCAACGCCAGTTGGGATACCAAAATAGTCAGCAAGAGTTCCAACGTTCCATCCTGTATTAGCAGGACTTGTAATCTGGGGCATAGTGTACTCAGTTGCCGGAATCCAAGCACTCTCAGTGTTTTCACCACAGAACTCCTTCCAATGAACCCAAACAAGCCGGTTGGGGACAAAGAAATAGTAGGTATCCAGATAAACGTTGTCCATCATAGGGGTGAGCAAGGTTTGCATGCGGACAACCTTGGAAGTATCGACAGAAAACGTATCGCCGGGAAGAACTTCGTCGAGGAAAAAAGGGACAACGTCTCCGGCATTGAACGAGGTCTTGAGAGAAGCGGAGCGGTCAAAGCGAGACCGGGAGATATCTACATGGGGAGCAAGACTAAAATGGGATTCGGTATTTCTGTTCATTCTTTCGTTACCTCCTTAGTTTCATCCTGAGGGATAGCAGGGACAGGCTCAGAAGCGAACTCCTTCTTAATTCCGAGCCGGTCGAGGAAATCAGGCTCAGCAGAAGCGGCGAGGAATTCCGTGAAGCTGTTACCAAACTTCTCACGAGTTTCCACAGGCAGAGCCATAAACTGACGTTCCATCTCGTTCATATGGTTGAGGGCTTCGGCATAGGTCTTGGGGAAATCGAGGAAATCACCATAGAAGCCCTGCTTCTGAGAGAGAGCAGCAACGTCACCGTTCTGATAACGTTTCATGAGAACGTGGATATCACAGCTTTCAGCATGAGACTGGATACTGTCTCTTATACACATCTCCGAGCCCACGAGACC